GGGTGACGTGGCCACCTTCGCCTTCCACGACAACCTGGCCCACGCCCTGGTGTACGCCGGCAAGGTGCTGGTGGACCTGATCCCCAAGGTCTACGACACCGAGCGGGTGGTGCGGATCATCAATGCCGACGGCGCCGAGGACTACATCCGCGTCAACAAGACGGTGCTGGACGAGCAGACCGGCGAGCGGGTGGTGGTGGCAGACCTTTCGAGGGGCCGCTACGACGTGTCGGTCTCGACCGGCCCGAGCGTGACCACCCAGCGGGCGCAGGCGGCCGAGGCGATGCTGGAGTTCGTGCGGGCGATGCCGGCGGCCGGGCCCGTCGTGGGCGATCTGCTGGCCCGCAACATGGACTGGCCAGGCGCCGACGAGCTGGCCGACCGGCTGCGCAAGCTGGTGCCGGAGCAGATCCTGCAGCGGGAGGATGAGCAGGACGAGAAACCGGAGATCACGCCCGAGGACGTGCAGGCCGCGGTGCAGGATGCGCTGCAGCAGGCCGGAGTGGAAATCGAACGGATCAAGTCGATGGCCCAGCTGCTGGAGGCGAAGGCCGACATGGCCCAGGCCATCGAGAAGGCCCAGCTCACCGAGGAGACGGTGAGGCAGATGATCGAGGGGGCCATCGCCGAGTTGCTGAATGTCCTTCAATCGCCGCAAGGCGCCATTCAATCGTCGCAAGACGCCGGAGGAATCCATGCCACCTGAAGCACAGCAGACCGAAGACGGCCGACCGGCCGACGAGCCCATCGTGTCCACCAGTGACGCGCAGGCACTGGATGTGGTCCTGGACGATGTCCCGGAGCCGCCGCAGGCGCCGGACGCGGGCGAGGAGCCTGCGCAGGGAGAGACGGCCGGTGACGCAACCCCGCCCGTCCAGGAGGGGCAGGGCGCCGATGACAGCGGCAGGGAGGCCGACGGCGAAGATGCCGCCGACGCGCAGCAGGACGGGCCCGCCCGCAGGGGCAAGAAGAAGGGCAAGTCCGCGCGGGAACGCATCGATGAGCTGACCCGGGCCAGGCGCGAGGCCGAGCGCGAGGCGCTGCGGCTGAAGCGTGAGCTGGAGGCCGAACGCGCGGCGAAGCGCGCGCGGCAGCCCGAGGCGCAGGCACCGACTCCACCCCCACCGCAGGACGATCTGCCGCCGGAGCCGAAGGAGGAGGACTTCGAGTCCTACCAGGCCTATCTGGACGCGCGGATCGACTGGCGCAACGAGGTCAACCGCCGCACGGCGCAGCAGCAGGAGCCACCGCATCCGCCGGAGCCCCCGGCGCAGGGCGGGCCGGACGCGGCCCAGCCCGCTGACGATGCCGCGGCAGGCATCGACGAGGAGGCCCTGCTGAACTTCCGTCACCAGATGGAAGACGCCATGGAGCGCTACGACGACTTCGAGGAGAAGGTGCTGGCCGAGGACCTGCCGATCACGCCCGAGATGTTCCAGGTGCTGGCCAGGAGCGACAAGGCGGCGGATGTCGCCTACGCCCTGGCGAGCGATCCGGACCGGGCGCTGGAGATCGCGAAGCTCACGGACCCCATCGCCATCGCCCGGGAAATCGGGAAGGTGGAGGCGACGCTCGACATCCCCGGTGCCCCCGCGCAGGAGGCGGGGGACGAGGAGACGACCAAGCCCGAGACGCCACCGCCTTCGAAGAAGGTTACGTCCGCGCCAGGCCCCATCGAGCCGGTCGGAGAGTCCGACAGCGGCAGCCGTAACGATCCGGACAAGATGTCCTACGACGACTACGTCCGGTGGCGGCTCAAGCAGATGGAGCGGGAACGGGCCTGAAAACACAGGAGCTGAATCATGGCAAACACGCTGCTCACTCCGACGGTCATCGCCAAGGAGGCGCTGTTCCAGTTGGAGAACAACATGGTGATGGGCAATCTGGTCCATCGCGCCTACAAGAAGGAGTTCGTGAAGATCGGCGACACGGTCACCATCCGCAAGCCGGTGAAGTTCACGGTCACGGACGGGGCGACCCGATCCAACCAGGACGTGACGGAGCAGTCCGACACCCTGGTCATCAACAGCCGCAAGCATGTCTCCTGGAAGTTCAGCACGCAGGACCTGACGCTGACCATCCAGGAGTACAGCAAGCGGTACGTCGAGCCGGCGATGATCGTCCTGGGCAACAAGGTGGACGAGGACCTGTGCGCCCTCTATTCCAGCCTGTGGCTCAAGGCCGGCACGCCCGGCACCACGCCGAACGCCTTCTCCTTCCTGGGAGACATGGCCGAGGCGCTGGACGACGCGGCCGTGCCGGACGACGGCAAGCGCTATCTGGTGCTCAACCCGGCGGCCCGCTGGGCCCTGGCCGACGCGCTCAAGGGGCTGAACATCCCGCAGAGCGCCGAGGGCTGGGTGCGCAAGGGGCGGCTGGGTGATCTCGCCAACTTCATGGTCTACGGCGACCAGAACATCCAGCGCCACACGGTCGGCGCCTACGGCGGCACGCCGCTGGTCAACGGGGCCATCCAGACCGGCAACTCTCTGGTCACCGACGGCTGGTCGGCCTCGACCACGGTGCTGAAGAAGGGCGACCAGTTCACCATCGCCGGCGTCAACGCCGTCAATCCGGTGAGCAAGGCGGACACCGGCAAGCTGCAGGTGTTCACCGTCACCGCCGACGGCACCTCGGACGGCCTCGGGAACCTCACGGTCTCCATCACGCCGTCCATCACCACCACCGGGGCCTACCAGACGGTGACCGCCTCGCCGGCGGACAACGCCGCCATCACGGTGGTGGGTTCCGCCAGCACGGCCTACCCGCAGAATCTGGCCTTCCATCGCAACGCCCTGGCGCTGGTGATGGTGCCGCTGGAGCTGCCGGATTCGGCCGGCTTCAAGGCGCGGGTGAGCCATCGCGGGATGTCCGCGCGGATCGTGAAGGACTACGACATCGACAACGACGACGAGATCGCGCGGATCGACATCCTCTACGGCACCAAGGCCATCTACCCGGATCTGGGCGGGCGGCTCTGGGGCTGAGGTGGTCCCGTAGCAGGCAACTGACGAGGCCGGGGGAGACCCCGGCCTTTTCTTTCCACGGAGGCAAGATGATGAGCGAAGCAGAACAGAAGACACCCGACATGTCGCCGACCTGGATCTATCACCGGGACGGCAGGTCGAAGCTGGTGCCGGCGCACGAGGCCGAGAAGCTGTGCAAGGGCCGCGACTGGGCCGACACGCCGGCGAAGTTCCGGCCGAAGGAGGGCGCCGGGGAGGGCTGATGGTCTACATCATCACCAGCAAGACCCGCCGGCGCCTGCCGCACGGGCGCACGATGCAGATGACGCACCGCGAGACCGGGGAGGTGCGGATCACCGACGAGCGCTACGCGGACCGGCTCAAGCGCCACAACTGGGACGACCCGGAGCCCATCCGGCGCAACGGCGAGTTCCGGGAGGATGACGGGTGACCACGGCCCGGGAGGTGTGCGAGGCGGCGCTGCGCGAGATCGGCGTGGCCGCCCGTGGCCAGGGACTGGCGGCCGAGGATGCGAGCCAGGCGCTCGATGCGCTGGCGCGGATGATCGACGGCTGGGCCAACGAGGAGCTGATGGTGCCGCAGGTGACGATGGAGTCGTTCTCCATCAGCGCCGGCACCGGCAGCTACACCATCGGCTCCGGCCAGGACTTCAACACCACGCTGCCGCTGGAGATCGTCGCGGCCTCGGTCCGTGACAGCGCGGGCATCGACACGCCTGCGACCTGCCGGACGGTGGAGCAGTACGAGCGGGTGGCGGCCAAGAGCGTGCAGGGGCGGCCGGCCGAGCTGTACTTCGACCGTGGCGCCTCGACCGGGACGATCCACCTGCTGCCGGTGCCAGACGCCTCCTACACCCTGCGGCTCGATTCCCTCAAGCCGCTGGCCTCCCCGACGAAGCTGGACGACAACATCGTCTTCCCGGCTGGCTACATCCGGGCGCTGATCTACAACCTCTCCCTGGAGCTGGCGCCGGAATACGGCAAGACCCCCAGCGCCATCGTCATCGGCGTGGCCGGGCAGAGCAAGAGCACCATCAAGGCGCGCAATTTCCGGCCGGCGATCTCGCGCGTGGACGACGCCCTGCTGAGACGGCGCGGAGCGAGCTACAACATCAACTCGGACTGACGCGATGGCGAAACTGAACTTCCTCGGCGGACAGGTGCAGCTGTTCGACAACAACGGCAACCCGCTGGCCGGCGGCAAGGTCTATTTCTACGAGCCCGGCACCAGCACGCCCAAGGACACCTATACCGATTCCTCTCTGGCCACCGCCAACGCCAATCCGGTGGTGCTCGACGCCAACGGCCGGGCCTCCATCTGGCTCAACGGCAACTACAAGGTGGTGGTCAAGGACTCGACCGATGTCACCCTCTACACCGAGGACAACATCAATCCCGCCGAGGCGGCCTCCACCGGCAACTACAATTTCGTCACCAACGGCTCGTTCGAGACCAACACCACCGGCGACGGCAAGACCCCGGACGGCTGGACCCTGACCGAATACACCGGGGCCACGGTGACGCTCGACACCACCGACCAGCAGCACGGGGCGCAGGCGATCAAGTTCACGTCGGTGGGCAACGGTGGCGGCTACATCGAGAACACGGACCTGTTCGAGGTCAGCCCGAACCGGGACCTGGACATCAGTTTCGCCCTGAAGTCGTCCGTGGCGGACGTGCGCAACGTGGTGGAGATCCGCTGGTACGACGCCAGCCAGACCTACCTCTCCACCACCACCCTGCTGGACGACAGCACCACCAATCCGACCAGCTGGACGCAGAAGAGCTACAAGGCCACGCCGCCTTCCTCCGCCCGCTATGCGCGCCTGCGCATGTACGGGGCGCATTCGTCCGACGCCACGCCGGGCTCGACCTGGTACGACGACGTGGTGGTCAAGGAAAGCACCGGCCTTGGTACCTGGGGGAAGAAGAATTCGTCCGTGCAGGCAAAGACGGCAGACTATACGGTCACCACGGCAGATGACGGCAAGCTGATCGCCGTCGATGCTTCAGGCGGAACCGT